ACCTCAAACCACCACGACTCCGAGTTCCAGACATTCCAATCGCTTGGCGGGAACTTAATCTGCTGATAGCCGTTGCGGTAGAAGTAAATCCTGTCCTTTGCTTTATCAGCTTGCACATAAAATACGCCAGACACAAATGAGTTTGGGTGTTCGTGCTTGTGGTGGTACTGACCCTGCTCTGTGTAGTTCGTCCACGACTGAGTAATTTTGAGATTAACCTTGTGCTTTGGGTTGTAAACCGTGGTGAAGTATTCCGACACTTTGGTTTCAATAAAGTCCCGCAACTGGGTCAGTTCCTTGGCTTTCAGAATCGTGTTGTTAATACTGGTTGTGTTACCCATGTTATTGCGTGTCTCTTGCTTTTTAAGAAACGACAATTCTTTAGCAGTTAAGTCACGGTCTAACTTGTAAATCGCAACCGGCGTTGGGAATAGGTTATGAATCATGCGGCCTTCTGTTCTGCAATCATCTGTGCAACTTGGGCTTTGGCTTGCGCCTCTGGGCTACCAGTTAGTTCAGCAATCTGTTCTGGCAACCATACGGTATTGATGGAGTCCTCAAATGCTTTAATCTTCTCCATTGTATCCAAGACTTCTTCCCACTTGGGACACGGCCTTGGGTCTTCCCAGTTGCTAAAGTGAGAGTTTGTAATCTCCCATTTAGCACCGGGACGAAGCAAATGCATCGCCGTGTCGATTCCGTATAGTCTGTAAATCTTGGTTTCCATTAGCCCCTCTTATTGGTTTATTTTAATGATGACGATGCCTGAGCCGCCTGTGCCACCTGGTGAACCACCCGCACCGCCACCGCCACCGCCGCCAAGGTTTGTGCCTCCAGCGGTTCCTGTTCCATTTACTGCGCCATTACCGCCGCCACCAGTTCCACCAGTTCCAGCGGCGGCTCCGTTTGACCCACCACCGCCGCCACCTGAGTATGTGACGCTGCTCCCACTAATAGACGATGCTGAACCATTTCCACCATTTCCACCAGTTGAGCCAGAGCCAGCGGTTCCAACGGCAGACGCTCCACCACCCCCACCACCAGCGTTTTGGGTGTTATTTTGACTTCCATTACCACCATTATTTCCTTGGCTTGGAGAGGTTGATGGAGTATTCCCAGAGCCACCGGGGTTTAATGTTCCAAAAGGAGGAGCATCACTACCACCACCACCACCACCAGAACCGCCAGAGCCACCCGGAGTTGATGCTGCCGAAAATGAACCGCCTCCTCCACCACCAGCGGAGACAATTCCCGGCGACGCAAATGGAGATGGGCTTGTACCGCCAACAATTGAAGATGGATTTCCTTGTCCTGCTACTATTGCAGGGAATGAATTTGTTGTAGAACCACCACCACCAACTGTAATTGTATATTCCGTTCCAGCGGTCACGGATTGAGATGTTCCTGTGCGAAAACCACCACCACCTCCACCACCACCGTTAGCCCCTGCACCACCGCCGCCACCAGCAACAATCAAATAATCAATAGAAGTCACGCCAGTAGGTGCAACCCACTTGCTAGAACCTTTGAATGTGAATACAGTTTGAACAGGTGCTGTGTATTTTAGGATGACGATACCTGAGCCGCCTGTGCCGCCGTTTCTTGCGGTAGAAGGAGTCTGAAACGAACCACCACCACCTCCACCACCCGTGTTGATACTTCCACTTCCACCAACAGCGTTTTGTGCGGCATTTCCACCGCCTCCCGTTCCCCCAGAACCAGCAGTTGCAGAGGTTCCGTAAACGCCTCCCCCGCCACCACCAGCATAAGTCGTGGATGACCCAGAAATTGTTGAGGCGGTTCCGTTGCCACCATCTCCTGCGTCCGAGGAAGTGCCATTACCTCCAACATTTCCAGCACCCCCACCGCCTCCACCAGAAACTCCAGCCGGAGATTCACCATTTCCGCCAGCGCTTCCTTGTGATGGAGATGTGCTTGGAGTGTTGCCATTTCCGCCTAAACCACCCGCAGCCGAACCGCCACCGCCCGACCCACCATTTTGACCATTCGTTCCGTCCCCAACTGAACCGCCCCCGCCGCCATACGCTTTAAGAGTATTAGTTCCAGCGCCTGATGGGTTTTCGGCAATAGGTGAACCAGCAATAGACGAATCGCCTCCAACACTTCCATCTTGACCCGCCGCAGAAGCAACACCACCAACACCACCGTTTCCGACAGTAATAGTGTAGTCAGTTCCAGCGGTAACCGCTAGATTAGTACCTGTTCTAAAGCCACCAGCACCACCACCACCAGAACCATTACCATTATTGGTGTTCGTGGAACCACCCCCACCACCGCCAGCAACAATCAAGTACTCAACATTAGTCACACCTGTTGGGCAAGTCCATGTGGATGTAGCAGTAAAGGTTTGAACAATTGTGTAGCCAAGAATAGGCCAAGTACCAGCCTTCTTATATTGCAATGCCTCTTGTAGCGTCCATACGCCTTTAGCAGACGATGTTGTAACCGTTGGTGGCGTGGCAGAAATTATCCCACCGGGATAGCGCAGTCCCATATATTCTCCTTAACTGCTGATTTCTTCCCAAGAGCAAGTGACCACAAGATCATTTGCCGCACTTGCAGTTGCACCAATAGACTTATCTTCTAACAAATAAAAAGATGTAGTCTTATCAGTAACGATCAAACTTGCGTCCGCAGGGACAACAATTGTTGACGCAATCGCCGTTCCTGTTCCACCCAAATCGTCTTGAGAGAATATCTTGATTGTAATTTCAGCGTTTGCAGTCCCATCTACGTTAGCAACCACAATGCTATTGATCTTATAAACTTTTCCGCTGCTTGCGGCATTGTTTACAAGAGCCGTAGCAAACGGATCTGCAGTTGACGAAATTAAATTTGTCGATGTGTTACCAAGAATGGTAGCGACACTGACTATATTTGGGTTTGCCATGTTTACTCCTTAGAATCCAAAGATCATTGACATTGCGATTGCTTTGCCTGTAGTAACGCCGCCGCTGGGCGTTGCAAAAGAAAGAGTGCCTGAGCCATTTGTTTTTAACACTTGGTCTGTTGTTCCGTCTGTCGTTGGCAACGTAAATGTATTAACAAACGATGTTAGATTACTGTCGTATGCTTGTACATCTGTTCCAATGGTTAGACCAAGGGAAGTCTTTAGTGTTGCTCCAGACTCTACAACAAAGTTAGTACCATTACCAATTATAACAGCATTATCCGTTGGTGTCAAGCCAGCAATATCAGCAAGTTGGGCATCGTAGCCCTGTACATCTGTACCGATAGTTAGACCTAGAGAAGTCTTTAAAGTTGCTCCAGACTCGACAACAAAGTTGGTTCCGTTGCCAATAATGACCCCATTGTCTGTAGGGGTAAGGCCAGCAACATCAGCCAACTGTGCATCATAAGCCTGTACAGAAACACCGATTGCAGCAGACTTCAGGATTGTAGCATCGGCAGTTTCAAAACTAGAGGAAGTAAATCCGCTGTCTTTGATTAGTTTACCGCTTACTCCGTCAAAGGCTACAAAGCGATTATTAACAGCAGAGGAGGGACCAGTTACATCGCCAGCGCCAGAGCCAGATGCGCCCTTCTCAGCTAGAGTGTCCCAATAAGTAGTGTTAGTAGGTAGATTACCAGTAGAAGCCAACTTACAAACATAAGAAGATCCATTATAGCTGACTGCATCATCCACTGCGTATGTTGTACCGCCAGCGTAGGCACCTAGCCAGTTAAGTCCTGCTGGTCCAGTAGCACCAGTAGCCCCTGTAGAGCCTGTAGAGCCAGTAGCACCTGTTGGGATGCCTAAGGTTAGGGTATAGGTACCAGAGTTGTAAGAGGCTGTTGCACTAGATCCTGGCGATAGCGTAGTAGCCGTAGCCGTGAAGTTAGTGGCTAGGTTGATTGAGTCATCACGAGCAGCTTCGGCTGCGGCCTGCGCTGTCTCAGCGTTGGTTTCTGCTGTCTCAGCGTTTGTCTCAGCAGTCTGGGCATTGGTAGCTGCGGTGCTGGCAGTAGAGGCTGAACTTGAAGCCGCTGATGCACTGTTTGATGCGTTGGTTGCGGAGGTAGACGCTGCGGTAGCACTAGCAACAGCTTGGTTAGCGTAAGTTAGTGCTAACTGTGCGGTATTAGCAGAGTCTGCTGTCGCATCTCCTGAACCGCCTGGACCACGATAGATAGCCATAGTTTATTTTCCTTAAGGCTTATACAGCGGAATAAAACCACCAGCATCGGTAGAAAATGCTGTCATAGCCGAAGTTGTTAAAGCCTGAACTGGAACATAATCGAGCCAGGCTATTTGAGAAGTTGTTGGTGTAATCTGGTTAGCAGCGATAGCACCGCCAATATCGTAACTATTTAAAGCAGTAGGTTGTGTGGTGGTAAGTGTAACAGGGATGTAGTCTAACCAGGCAATCTGAGCAGTTGTTGGCGTAATCGTAGCCACTGTCATCTGACTTAGCTGTGTAGTCGTTAGTATTGCAGGGAAGGTGTGAGGTATCATCTTATTTCCTCTATATTGTTTTCTTTAACACCCTTAGCAAAGATGCTAAAGAAAAGCCTCCTAAGAGGCAAAACCGTAAGGTTTAGAATGCTGGGCGAACTACAATAAAATCTACGATTGCGGGAGCAAGATTTACTGCGCCAGCAGTGTTATTTAGAACCGTCAGAGTGACCGTATTAGCAGCAGTTACTGCACCAGCGATAACGGTGTCTACAGTATCTACAGCAATAGAAACACCCATAACGATGTCGCCAAGAGCAACACCAGGAACTGTTACATCGACAGAGGCAAATGTACCAGAACCGACAGAAGCGTTTCCGAAGTCAACAGACTCAGAATGAGTCCACATCTCAGAGAACAAACCCTGAAACTGGGAACGACCTTGATTGATAGGCATAATAATCTCCTTAAGTGATTAGAAGGGGACCAGCCTTGTGAGCTAGTCCCCGATTGTTATTCCTGATTAGGCAGGAACAGCAAGAGCCACAGCGGAGGTATCACGCAACTCGCCAACACCGTAGAGCGTGTCAGCAGTCAACAGGGTACCGAGGTACTCTTGTTTGTACTGGGTCTGAACACGAACACCAAGTTGGTCAACCAGAACAAATGCCTCTGGGTGTGCCAACAGAGCAATACGGGTGGTCGTTGTCGTTGCTGTATCAGCGTTGGTCGTTACAAAGACCTTAACGCCGTATACGTCACCAATCTGACCGTTACGGATGGTAGCGCCATCACCAACGAAAGCCTGCTCAGTAAAGCGAGCAAGACCCATCATGGTGTTGCGGGTCGAAGGAGGAACGATTAAGAAACGTCCATCCATCGGAACATCGCTGTCATCCAAACGCTGGATTGCACGGCGAAGACCAGCATCCGTCAAAGCCGTACCTACGTTGGTGCCGTCAACATAAAGCGTTGAGCCATCGCCAGCAAGGTATGCTTTGTTGTAAGCTGCTGTGCCAGAACCAGCCTGAGCACCACGACCAAGTTCAATCAACGAAGTGTCGATACGGGTAGCAAGAGCGTAACCAGCGTCGTCCGTATAGAAACGGCGCAGCGAGGACAGAGCCTGAACTTCAGCAAAGTCTTCGATCAAACGGCTGTACTCATAGTGCTGGTTGATCGTGACAGTCTTCTCAGTGCCACTCTCAGCAATCAGAGTAACCTGCGAAGAAGCACTCTTAACAGCAGCAGAGCCACGAGCAGGTGACGGGAAGTGCATAACATCGCCCTTCTTACCCTTCATGGACATCTTCTTGAAT